GACGAGCTGTTGGCAAAAGTTACAGCAGGCATGAAGAAGTACGGTTTAAACCTGATTCCCACCATAACACCGGGGACTATGCAGGTTATTCCGTATATGTATAAGAAATACAATAAAACAACCAAAACAATTGAAGATATTTATGAGATACTTGTTTTTGGTGAGATGGTATATAGGTGGATAAATATTGAGAATCCTGATGAAGTAGTAGAAGTGCCGTGGGCATTTTGCGGACAGAAGGATGACCTGAGTCAGGCGTTCGGCGGTGCTCTTACATATACTAACAGGTATTTCTTTATGAAAGCACTTCAGCTGGCAACTATAGAAGACGATCCGGATAATTATCGAAGCAAGCAGAAGTCCGCAGAGGAATACGAAATGCTGCAGATGCTTACTAAGGCGAGAGCGGATATTGTTGATACCATGGGGAAGCTGATTAAAGCCGGTGTTGATAAAGAGGAGATATATAAAATTGTTGCCGCAAATAATAACGGTGTGAAAAATCCCAATACCCTCCTGTCTGTAGAAATATGTGATAAGGTGCTTGAAGAAATTAAAAAGTTGAAAACTAAAAAGCAGAAGACGGAGAGTAAAGAATGAATAAGGTTATATTGGTGGGCAGACTGACAGCTGATGTGGAGCTTAAAAGGACTGCGAATGATGTTCCTGTTGCAAGATTCACTATTGCAATAAACAGAAGTCACCAGAAGGACATAACGGATTTTATTGATTGTACTGCATGGCGTGGAATCGCTGAATTTATCAGTAAATATTTCAAAAAGGGAAATATGATTGCAATTGTCGGCAGTATAACAACCGGAGTGTGGGATGATGAAAATGGTAATAAGAGAAAGCGTGTCGATGTAGTTGTTGATGAAGCATACTTCACTGGCGGTAAAAATGATGGCAGCAGAGCAACAGCTTCTACCTGTTCTGCTGCCAATGAACATAACATCTCTGCACCTGCATCGTCCGATGTTGATCCCGATGATGATTTGCCGTTCTGATGAATAAGGAAATTGTGTTAGATACTTTGCGTTGGAGCTTTTCAAGCCTTAACGCGTATCACATCTGCCCCAGAATGTTTGAACTTACCTACATCAAAAATGTTCAGCCGCGAAAACAAAATGCATTTGCTTTATGGGGTACATTTGGGCATAACCTGCATGAGAGATACTACACTGATAAATGTGAGTTCTATGAATTGAGTAAGATGTATGTTGATGAGTACATCGACAATGTGTATCTCAGATTCCCACCCAATAAGTACGTGGATCTTGATAAGTCGTATTATGATGCCGGAAAACATTATTTTGATTATTTTGAAGGACTTCCGGATAATCTTGAAGTAATATGCGTTGAACAGAGAATTGATGTTAAAATTGACGGATATGATTTTTGCGGATATATTGATCTGGTTCTCAGAGATAAGAATGACGGTCGATATATAATAGAAGACCATAAGAGTAAATCAGGATTCAAAAACGCAAAAGAGCAAAAAGAATACGCCAGACAGCTTTATCTGTATGCCATATATGTCTATGAAACATACGGTGAATATCCTAAACAGCTTGTTTTTAACATGTTCAGGATGCAAGATGAGGTTGCAATTGATTTTAGCTTTGATGAATTCCTTGAAGCTAAGTCATGGGTAACAAATACTATTCGACTTATATATGCAGACGAACTTTTTGAAGATAAGATTCTGACTGCGTATACGTCACGGGGCAAGCTGATTGAAGAGTATAATAAAGATGATTTCTTCTGCAATCATCTTTGCTCTGTGAGAGAATTTTGCAACCGTTCAAGAAGTTGTAAAAATAATTAAATAATATCATACTGCAATCCATAGTGCTTTCTGTTGTGTTATCAGAATAAAAGGCAGTAAAGTAACTCATTGCGGGTTACAATGGATTGCAGTATTTTACATAGGCGGTGATATTAATTTTTGTAGATAAAGAATTAATTCAAAAGGCTAAAGAAAAACTTGGTGATTCTATGGCAATGATTATTGCAAAGGAGCTTGGAATAGAAGATTTTGACGAAAGAAATCTGAAATGCTGTTGCCCCTTTCACACGGAAGATACACCATCATTTATATGGAACAGTAAAGCTTTGAATTTTCACTGTTTTGGCTCCTGTGCCCAAAACTATGATATAATAGACGCCTTTATGTATACCGGAAAAACATATATAGAAGCAGTGCAAAAGCTGTTTGAACTTTCGGATATAAAATACTCATTCGGTGAACATCGCGTTAAAACCCGTACACAATATAGGTATCCCAATCCGGTATATGATGATAATAAGGAAAAGGTGTATGAATATTGGGCGAAAAGAGGTATATCGAAAAAAACAATTGATTCAGTTAATATTGCACAAGATAAGGATGGTAATACATTATTTCAATATTATGATACAAATGATGTCCTAACGATGGTTAAGGTTCGCCCAAGTCGTAAGGTAGAGCATGGCGAAACAAAAATATGGTGTTTGAAGAATGCCGATACAACACCGTTGCTTTTTAATATGAATAATGTGAATACAAATTCGCCTTTGCTTATAACCACCGGCGAGGGTGATTGTGTGGCTGCAATTGAAAGCGGTTATACAAATACGGTAAGTATTCCGTTCGGTGATGGTAACATGCATTGGATTGACGAGAATCTCGAATGGCTTGATCAGTTCGATGAAATTATTATAGCATATGATAATGACAGTAGCGGCATCAAGTACTCCAAGGCAGTAGTTCCAAGACTGGGCTCGTGGCGATGTAAAATAGTAAATATCCCTGATGTTGTAGAGATTTATAATAAAAAATATAAAATCAAAGATATTAACGAATATCTTGTGCGGTGTGGTGGCGATGCAGTTCTCAGAGCAATATTGGATGCTAAATCCAGTCCTATTGCATCTGTACAGAATTTTTCTGAGATAAAAGAACAGGATATGTCGGATATTGATGGTATTAATATAGGTCTTAAAGGGTTGGACAAAGAAGTTGTAAAATTTTATTTTGGAAGCTTTAATGTCTTATCGGGTATCCCCGGCGGTGGTAAGAGCAGTATATTGAATCAATTGGTAGCACACGCTGCCGATCAGGAGTGTAATCCATGGTACTACTCACGTGAACTCCCCGGATGGATGCTGAAAAACTGGATTGTAAAATTGCTTGCCGGAGTGAGAAATGTTGATGAGTATACAGGCGAAAACGGAAGTGTTTATTATAGAACAAACTCTTACGCAAAAAGTGGAATAGATACTTATTACGATGGTAAGATAAATATCTATAGAGATGACTGGCCAAATGATGTCGAAAGCATTAAGGAGAGTATGGAAGCTTCAGCCAGACGTTTTGGTTCGCGTCTTTTCGTTGTGGATAACTTAATGACTGTCTTTACTAATTGGCTTATACAGTTCGCTATGAAATATGATGTGTGTGTATGGCTGGTGTGTCATCCGAATAAAACTCAGGAATACTCTGAGGGTGTAGGAATGTATAATGTGGCAGGCTCATCAAATATTATGAATCTGGCACACAGAGGCATAGGAATCCGCAGAATTACTGAGAAGGAACGTAATTCAGAAAAGCCGGGTAAGTTAACTAAATATGATGTGTCTCTTAATATTATGAAGGATAGACTGACGGGTAAAACGGGGTTTGAAACAGGAGCTTATTACGATGTAGCTTCAAGACGCTTCTTTTCAGACTATGAAGAATATATGTATCAGTATAATTGGGATGATAAAGTTTATAAGGATGTAGTTCCTGTTCCTAAATGTCTGATAGATAATACCCCGGAGGTTTTAGGTGAAATAAAAAGGAGTTCAATTTGATGACGACGTATTGTAATTATCATGTGCATAGTGATTATTCGTTACTCGACAGCTGTACTAAATTTGAAGATTATGTGGACTATGCAAAAACATTAGGACAAACTGCTATAGCGTCTACAGAGCATGGCAAACCACTTGGATGGGTGTCGAAGAAAATGTATTGTGATGAAATGGGCATAAAATTTTTGATGGGTGTAGAGATATATCTCACCGAGACACTTGATAAAAAAATAAGAGATAATTATCATACAATTCTGATTGCTAAAAATTACAATGGCGTAAAGGAGTTGTTGAATGCTGTTTCGATTTCATGCAGGAAAGACCATCTTCATTATACTAACAGAATAACATTTGAAGAGTTTTTTAAATTGTCACATAATATTATAAAGATAAGTGCTTGCCTTGCTTCACCGCTGAATAGATTGCAAACTGACCATCCTGTGTATGAAAAACTGGTTAAGCATTACGATTATCTTGAAATACAACCATATAATCATCCTGAGCAAAAAGCATATAATATACACCTTGCTGCGCTTTCGGAGAGGTACAAGAAATCGCTCATCGCAGGTACTGATACTCATAATCTTAATCCGTATAAAGGGGAATGTAGAACAATCTTGTTAAAAGCAAAGCGGAAATCTTACGGCGACGAAGATACATTCGACCTGAGATATAGAACATACGATGAATTAGTTGAAGCTTTTAAACAGCAGGAGTGCTTGCCTGAGAATATTTATCTTCAGGCAATAGAAAATACTAATGTTATGGCAGATAGTGTTGAAGACTTTGAGCTTGACTTGTCTTTGAAATACCCGATTCTTTATGGTAGCAGAGAAGAGGATAACCAAAAGTTTAAAGAAACCATAACTAAAAAATTCAATGAAAAGGTGGAACTTGGAATTATCCCGCAAGAGCAGGTTAAGGCTTTTGAGACGGCACTTAAGGAAGAGCAAAGAGTTTTTAAAAAAATTGAAATGGATGGGTTCATGCTTTCTATGTCGGAGCTTATTTCCTGGTGCAAGGATAATAATATTCCTGTTGGGCCTGCAAGAGGCTCTGTTGGTGGTTCAAGAGTTGCCTATGTCACTGATGTTATTGACCTTAACCCGGAAACGTGGCATACTGTATTTTCTCGTTTCGCAAACGAAGACAGGAAGGAAGTTGGCGATATTGATGTAGATGTTATCGCAGAAGACAGACCTAAAATTTTTGAGTATATTATCAACCGATTCGGAACGGATAAAACTGCCAGGGTCCCGTCATTCAATACTCTCGCAGATAAGAGTGTAATCGATGAGGTTGGAAGAGCATTTATGTATCAATGGAATGAAGCTAATGGTAGGAAGTTTGACGATACTTCAAAGGATAATCCATATAATTATGATGTCATTGCGAAAATCAAGACGGAATTTTCATCTAATCCCGATAAGACGAAAGAAAAATATGCAGATATATTTTATTATTATGATGGATTAACAGGGACGAAAACAGCACAATCAATACATCCTGCGGGTATAGTAATTAGCCCAATAACTCTTGCAGATCATTACGGTGTGTTTGATAAGGATGGCTATAAAACACTTATGATTGATATGGAAGAGATACATGAGTGCGGATTGGTTAAATATGATTTTCTGGTATTGAAGAATGTTCAGATAATCAGGGATGCTTGTAATATGGCAGGTATTCCTTATCCGAAATCTCACGAAATTGATTGGGATGATGAAGCGGTGTGGGAGGATATGATACGTAATCCTGTCGGCATATTCCAAATGGAAGGAGAATATGCTCATTCTTTGCTTAGGGAATTTCAACCTCGCAGTATATTCGATATGAGTCTTGTCACTGCATGTATCAGACCGTCGGGTAGTTCGTATAGAAATGACCTTATCGCAAGAAAAATTCATAAAAACCCGTCTCCAATTATTGATGAATTACTTAAAGATGACTTGGGATATTTGGTCTACCAAGAATCAACTCTAAAATTTCTGCAACAGATATGTGGTTTGAGTGGTAGCGAGGCTGATAATGTCCGTAGAGCAATTGGGCGTAAAGATTACGAAAGACTACAAAAAGCACTTCCCCAAATACTTGAAGGATATTGCAGTAAGTCTCCACAGCCGAGAGATGTAGCAGAGCAAGAAGCGAAAGAATTTCTAAAAATTATTGAAGACAGTGCAAGTTATCAGTTTGGATATAACCATTCAATTGCGTATTGCCTCATAGGCTATATATGTGCGTGGCTCAGACTGTATCATACAGGTGCATTTATAACCGCTTACCTGAACTGTGCTGCTAATGAAGGTGATGTTACCGATGGTACTGAACTTGCGAAGGAATACAAAATCATA